CGAGCCGGCGGTGTTCAACGTGCTGGAGCAGCAGAAGCGCGAGCTTGACGAGATCCTGCAGAAGTACCCCGCCATTGGCCAGGCGGCTGATGCTGCCGCGTCGCTTGTGACCAGCGGCGTGGCGGAGATGATCGCCGGCACCAAGTCCGCCAAAGAAGTGTTCGCCGACTTCCTGCAGGGCATCGCCAGCGCGCTGATCGACACCGCGAAAAAGATGATTGCCCAGTACATCGCCATCGGCATCGCCCGGATGTTCGCCGGGATCGGCAGCTCTGCGGGTGGCGGGTTCTCTGGATCCTCAACCGGCCCATTCGGCGCTGGCGGGATCAGCCCCGCCCTCAGCTTCCCCACTACCGGCTTCGCCAACGGCGGCATCATGTCCCCTTCCGGCCCACTGCCGCTGAAGGCCTACAGCCGCGGTGGCGTCGCCAGCACCCCTCAGGTGGCCCTGTTCGGCGAGGGCTCGATGAATGAGGCCTATGTGCCGCTGCCTGATGGCCGCCGCATCCCCGTGGCGCTGCAGGCCCCGGACGGTGCCCGTGGCGATCGGATGCGCGAGCTGATGGGTGCATCGCCCGCCGGCAGCAACCCCTCACCGGTGTTGGCCATGAGCTTCGAGACCACCACGATCAACGGGGTGGAGTACGTCTCCCGCGATCAGCTGGAGGCGGCGATGGCCGAGACCCGCAAACGTGCCGCCAATGACGGCGCCAAGCGGGGCATGAGCATGACGCTGGACAGACTGCAGCAGAGCCCGAGCACACGTAGCAGGGTAGGGATCCGCTGATGTCAATCGAGTTCCCTCAGGTAAAGCCATCCGGTCGGCGGATGCGTCTGGGCCGGTATCCAGTCAAGACGTACCGGAGTATGGCGGGAACTACGGTGAAGCGTAGTTATGGCAACAAGGCGTATGGGTATGAGCTGTCATTGACATTTGCCAACCGGCGACAAGGTGATGTGCGTCAAATCACGAACCATTATGGGCGTGTTGAAGGTGGATTTGAGCGGTTCACGTTACCAGCTGAGGTGTTTGCTGGTGTAGACACACCACTGCGTACAGACCTGAGGAAGCCGAGCAATATCTTGTGGGAGTATGCCGAGCCGCCGGATATTGACTGGGCGCAAAATGCAGTCGGCATTGCAACGGTAACTGTGACGCTGATTGGCGAGCTGAACGTATGAGCAGCCAGATTAGGATCGCGCAGCTGTTCAATCTGCAAACCAGCACCGGCACTAGACATCGGTATCAAAACTACTTTATAGGGCAGCAGTATCAGTACGTCGGTGCAAAATATGACTTTGCGCCGTTTCAGGCCAATGGTGCAACGGCCAGTCTGAATGGTGACAACAACCCTTTGCAGGTGCTGTTTCCCAATCTGGAAGTGGTGCTCAGGTTAGTCGAAGAAGGCAATGGAAACCGTCTTAGTGAATTGACGCTAACGACGCTGTGGCTGACAGCATCGGGTGGTATTGCCAACCAGTATGAGGATTACTACGTTGGTGCTGGCGCTGGGTTTAATGATGACACGGTAGAGTTGCGTTTTCGATCAGCAATGGATAGTGTGGGCAGTGATTTCCCGGCGCGTACTTTAACGAGCGACAACGTAGGGGTGCTGCCATTGAATGCAGACTTGTACCTGCGATGAATGATTTGATCGGCTTGCAGTATCGGTGGGGTGCGCGGCCATCAGACGGCGAGGGTTGCACTGATTGTTTCCAGCTGGTGTGTGAAGTACGGCGCCGGTTGGGGCTACGAGATTATGCAGAGCAGTTTGAGTGGGTGTATGAAGAGCACACGTCCGACACGTTCACATTGCTACAGCTGCGGCGGTTTTTAGAGCGTAACGGTCAGGTTGTCGAATTGCCGGAATGCGGTGATGTGCTGCTGTTTCCGTCTACGGGTGGTGCGGCAATGGGTGTGGTAATTGAAGGGTGGGTGATGTTTATCACGGCTGGGCAGACTGTGGGACAGGCACCGATGCCGCGTGGTGTTGGGCAGTATTTTCGGATGCGATGAGACCGTTACTGCCGTATGAGCACCAGCTGATTGAACAGCTTGGGGTAAGCAAGGAAGAGTACCTTGATTTTCTGGCGGTGCAGCGTGACTGCAGCCAGAGCATCGAGGAACGGCAGCAGGAGTTACGGGGTGATCCGCTAACCACATCCATCATTTTGACGGTGGTTGGCATCCTGTTCCAGGTGGCGAGCATGCTGCTGATGCGGCCATCGCTTCCCAGTAGCCGATCACCGCGGCAGACAAGAGAGCAGCGGTTTGCGCCACGGTTTGGGTTCAACAGCTCCCAAGAGCTGGCGCAGTATGGCGATCCGATCAATCTGGTCTACACCAACACCAAACAGAACCCAAGGGGTGGGGTGAGGGTTGCAACGTCGCTGGTGTGGAGCAGTGTGCGGAGTTATGGCAGCAGTCAATTCATGCAATTGTTGCTTGTGGTAGGTGCGGCGAGAGTGCGTACGATCGATTGGGATCGTGTTGCATTTGGCCAACTGCCATTGCGTGAGTTTGCTGCATCAAAGACATGGCTGTATTACAACAGCAACGGTCGTGTATCGTTTGCTGATCGAGTGATTGGTGATGATAGTGATCCGTCAAGGGTAGGCGCTGCATCGGCTGACGATGTATGCCGAATCATTGATGGTGCGGTACGGCGTACAGGATTTAGCCAGACGTTTAGCCCGTCTAGTTTGACCAGCTGCGGGGTGTTTAATCCTATCCCGATCAATGTAGAAGTACAGGAGCGGAAACAGAATGGAGATATTGAGACTGCCAACAATGGGATTACGTTAACCAGTAACGGATGGGGGGCTGGCGGCACTGGACGGTATGCGGTTGGTGCAGTGATAACAATTGTATTTGCAAAGGCAGAGGCTAAGAAGGATAACGTAGCGCAGGAAGCTGCAAAGGAAGCACGGTATCAGCTGGTTGAAAGTTTAGATCGTGGCAGCACGTACATGCTGGGGACTGCCAAGTTTGCGCTGCAGTCGATTACAGATGATGTAGATCTTGATAACAATGAGATCCGCGCAACGTTCAGGTGCATTGCGGCAGGGCGGACACCAATTACAGACTATAGCGAGCGCAGTGCACCGAAGAACGATGACAACTTCTACACCAAAGCACTGGTAAAGGCAGATGCTGCAGCGTATCAGACGGTGACGGCATGTGATCTGATTTCATTTTCAATGCGGGTAAAGCTATTCCGTAGGATTCAGGGTAGGGCAAGGCAGTATGGCGAAAGCAAGCCCGATGGTTACAAGATCTCCGACAATGGCGTAAAGGCCAGGACAGCATTCTTCAAGGTGTATTACAGACCACTGGGTCAGCGTGATGCAGACTTGCTGCCGGTGATTATTGCAGCACGGCGATCAACGGATCTGGACAATTTTATCAGCGTTGATTTCAAGGCTGGTGTACGTGGGCGGAAGTGGGATTTTAGGTTTGAGCCGATTGGCGATATTGGTGCGGAGATGCAAGAGAATGGCATCAGCCAGTTTGCAGTAATTGAAAACTCAGGCAACAGCGCGACGTTTACGCATAAGGGTAATCAGTTCCGATGGATTGGGCGGTTGGCTGGGGTGAACGGGGTATTCAAGGATCGTGGCCCTGTATTAACTAATGAATGGGATCTGTTCAGTGTGCGGTCAGACACTGACATTCAGTTTAGTTTTGAGAGCGGGCCAGAGTTTGCAATCACAGCTGTTACAGAGCAACAGTTGGGAGAGTTGACGCGCAAGTATGACGCGATGAGCATGTTGGCGTTTGGTGTATTTAGTGGTCGCGGTGTGCAGGATTTGCGGAGTGTGACAGCGTATGTCACCAATGGTAAGGATAGCTATGTGGTGGATGAAGAAACTGGAGCAACGTCAAAGGATGTAAACAGTACCAGTTACGCACCTGATATTTTCGCTGATACGGTACTGGATAAGGAGAACGGGATCGGAAAGTATGCCAAGCCATCAGGTGTTGAATGGCAGATGTTGGCATTGTCTAAGCGATTCTGTAAGAACAACGGACTAGGTTGTCAGTTATTCATGGACCCGCTGATTTCAGAAGCTGGATCATGGCGGCAATTCTGGGCAGAAGTTGCTCCGTACAGTTTGCTGGAGTTTGCCAAGATCGGCGGGAAGGAGACGCTGGTGCCTGCAGTGCCAGTGAATAATGCAGGCCTGGCCAATCGGCGGGTAACGATTTCTGCGCTGTTCAACCAGGGGAACATTCTTGAGGGAAGTTATCGTGAAGAGTTTTTGGACTATGGCACCAATGTTCAGGATCTGATCGCAACGGTGATTTATCGGGAAACCGAGAGCGATGATGTGTTTCCACGTAATGCAAGCGTTGATGTGCGGTTGCGAGATACAGATGAAAGCAATGCAATCCGCCAGTCGTTTGACATTAGCCAGTATGTAACGCAACGCGAGCAGGCTGTATTGTTCGCTAAGTTGCTATGCAATCAACGTCGATGGGTGCGCCGTGGCGTTGAGTTTCAGACATTCCCGACTGACTCACCGATCAGTCCTGGAGCATATATCTATGTGGATATTGGGCTGAACACTTGGGACCAGATTACGTCGGGTGTGGTGATGGATAATGGCGAGTTGAATGCACCACTGACTGATCGTATCCGAGATGGGCAGTATAGCGTGCTAGTGCATAAGGCAGGCGATCGTGTGCGGACGTTCGACAATGTGCCGGTTTCCAGTGGCCGTGCGCCCAGTTTGCGGGAGTATGCCGGCTCGATGTTCGTGCTTGGCGCTGCAGCAAATCGGAAGCGGGTGTTTAGGGTGACGGAAGTGGTGATGAGCGAGGAAGGTGAGGTAACAGTGAAGGCATTAGAGCACCCGTGCGAGATCAATGGTAATGAGGTGCTGAGCCGGATTGCCGACTTCAGCGATGCACTGTTCACCGTGGTGTAGTGGATAGCCTGATGGTGATGTGGTAGGCAGCAGATGGGTTATTACACAGGCCGCACCGCCGCCTTGCGGTTTAACGGGAAGCCCGTTGCAAAGGTGCAGAACTGGTCACTAGAGAGCAGCGTGCAGCTGCTGCCGACCGATGATCTAGGGAGTGATGCCAACACGTTTACGCCTGGGAAGAAGGGTGGAACAGGCAGCGCGACGATGATGTATTACAGGCTGGAGCCTGGCGAGAATGCAACCAGGACAGAGTTCACGTCACTGCTGAATAAGATCCACAAGAAGGGTCCGATTGTGCCTGGTAACCGTGTCGAGCTTGATCTGGTTATTGATAGCAGCCCAGGTGCCAGCAATGACATAATCAGATGCAATGCGTACATCACTAGCTGCGTGCTGGGCAGCGCAACAGGTGAGCTGAGCATAGTGCCGTTTCAGTTTACGGTGGATGGTGATTTTATCGATGTGATCGAGTGACGGTGTGACGTACTATCTTGGCACTAAAGGTAATGTCAAACTGCGGCGGGGCAGCAAGGTAATTTATGGCGGCATTGAAGATCAGATTATCCCCGATGATGTGAATACAGCGCTTAACCGATTGTCGTTTGACAAGGCGCTGGACAATATCCTGATTGGTGATCGGCTCGACCTGAGCACTGCTGATGCGCGTGGGCTGGCGTGTTTCCCGCCCGAGACGTGGGGGCTGGCCAGCAATGCCACATCAGAAAAAACGATCACTGCATATGTGCATGTGAATGAAATGGGCGGGTTGCGGTTTTTCCGTACATTTCAGGATGCAGTCAATAATG